TCTTTAATGCCGTGGTGCTTTACTGCGTCTTTGTATGCGGCTAATAGATTACCCATAGTCTCTTTGTCATAGCCGTAGTCTTGGGTTTCCATGCGGTCTTTAGCGCCAAACTTGTTTAATGGGTTGGCTCTACGGGCTGGGATGTAGTCTTCTGGCCTAGTGTTCTTTTCCTTGGGAACATACACGCCATGCGGACCAAAAGGCTTTGCGCCAGCCTTAATCTCCGCCTCAATCACCTTAAGGAAGTTGTTGTATTCAGGCGTTCCGGGTTTGTAATAACCACCTTCAACTTTTTTGTAGGATAAGTCCATAGTTACACCGTGTAATATCTTTCTTGTCTTCTACTTCTGAAATATTGAACATCATCAGGCTCATCAGATTCAATCTGTATGAACCCACCCTGTCTGTAACGGATTAAGGCCTGCGAGGTCGAGTCAACTAAGTCATCATGGTCGCCGTTGGGGAAGGAGGCAAGTTCCTCCATCAACTCATCTGCCCACCGATTTGTGGGACACCAGACAACTCCAGACGCAAACAGGTCGGAAATCGCGTTTACACGCGCTATCTTATCGTTTCCTTTGCTTGGTGTGTACTCCTGTAGCGGAATTCCCATTCTGCGTAGTTCATACAGAAGCGGAGCACCCGCCGCTTTCTTCTCAACAATTAAGGTATCTGGATTCCATTCCTTCCACATCTCCAAAGCCTTCTGTTTTAACTCTGGAAACTCCATACGTTTCTTAAATGAGTCTAAACAGATGATGTTTGACTTCATGTCGCCGTTTTTGTCGGGATGTTTAAACACTCCCCACGTAGTACAAGCCGAATAGTCTGCGCGGTTGTTCTTCTCGAAGGCGGTATCCCATGACTGGATAAGATATTCACAGTTTGGAGGGTAGTCTCCCTGCCAAATCTGCCACATATCACGCTTAATGATGGCGTTTTCGTTGCCTGTGGGGTTTTGTTGGTACTGCGCTTCCCATTTGGAGACGGGAAGTTCGGCTTTTAAGGCCTCTAAGTCCTCAATCTTCCAAAAAGCAGGCCATAGGGACTTGCCAGAAGGCAAAATTGCGGGAAATTCAATCACTTCCCAGTCATTAGTACCGTCTTTTTCGCTGTTTTTGAGGATTTGCCCCGTTAAGTCTCTCTTAGACCAGCGGGTCATCACAATAACAATGGCTCCGCCGGGCTGTAAGCGCTGTCTAGGGCCTGATGTGTACCACTCATACACCCCGTCAAAGACGGCAGGGTTGCCTTGTTTAGCCTCCTGCTCGGAATGTGGGTCATCTATGACTAAGAGGTCTGCGCCTTTACCCGTAACAGCACCGCCGACACCAATAGCAAAGTAATCCCCGCCCTTATCGGTGTTCCACCTTCCTGCGGCTTTTGAGTCAGTCGATAGTTTGGTATCAAATATCTTCCCATACTGTTCCGAAGATACAAGGTTACGCACCTTGCGCCCGAAGCCTACGGCTAATTCTGCGGTGTGTGCAGTCTGGATAATCTTCTTATCAGGAAATTTACCAAGGAACCAAGAGGGAAGCAAATAAGAAGCAAATTCGGACTTTGTATGCCTAGGCGGCATGTTAATAATCAACCGCTTCAATGTTCCTGCGGCAACCCTCTCAAATGCGTCAGCCATGATGGCATGGTGTTTACCAGATATAAACCCCGGCCACATATTGGTTACAAATGTTATGTACGACTCCTTACACCGCTCTACCCTGTCGTACTCCAGAAGTTGTCTTATCTTGGACTGCTCCAATGGAGGCATGGTATCTACTATCGATAGATAGTTAGCAACTTCTTCGCGTGTTAGCAAACTCATAGGGAAGCCATTTCTCGCACTGAACTGTCCACCAAGCGAATAGAACGGAACTTGTGAGGCTTAATCCTTAAGTACCCATCATCCTGCAATCTATGCACTATCCGCTGGATGTTAGACCTAGACCTCATACCCAGCCCCTTAGCCACAGTCTCATAGGCTGGCGGTACACCATGTATCTTGATGTAAGCCCTTATGAAGTCTAGAACTAGTTGTCTGCGTTTGGTCATTGGATACTTAAAAACTTCCACTTGATACTTAAAGCAAGTTTAAACGAGAATACGAACGTACGCAACTGTTTAAACAAAATATATATACCCCCCGTGTGTTGGAAATGAGAAGAGATGGGGGTACTTTCTGATTTGGGATATTTGTTTGTGTGGATTAGAGCGTAATAGCGCGGGGGGGTGTCTGTGCGTACAGCGGGGGGCTGGGGTGCGGTGGGGTGCGCACTGTGCCGACTCACGATGGCAGTGCCGTCACGTTTACACAGGCACACACTACGCTACGCCACGCACGCACTGATGACCGTTTACACGCACTAGGCACTCTTCAATGGCTTGACGTTATCGAGTAGACGCAAGTGCACTGCTAGGTCTCTCTTCAACTGCTCAGGTGTTTGGATGTCTGCCTTACTAGCATCTTCATGTTTAAACAATCCCACTGCTTTACCCATCAGTTCAAGTGCTTTTAATTTCGTACCCTCTTGCTTGGCTGTCTTGCTGTGTGCAACCAACTGCTTGAGAATGTATCGCTTGGATGCCACAACGTCTTCAACCAGTACATCTGCTGTTTGCTCCCATGCGTCATTGACTAGTGCTTGAATGCGAGAATCCCTCATTAGTTTGTACGCACTTGCCGTGATGCTTTCGCCTGAGCCTTGGGCGTTTGGATAGGCATCCCTGTATGCCTGTCTATATGTCTTTCCCTGTATGACCCCTTGGGCAAACATTGTTTGGCTTACTGTGAGTGCTCTTGGGCGTGGTGTTGTACTTCCTACAAGTTGACCGTCTTTTCTTACCTTAGGTGCATCTGCGTGAAGCGCCAACTGCTCCGCTACGCTTAGGTTGCCCTCGTCTTCATTTTCCTCAATTTGATAATCATCTGTATCGGCATCTTCAAGTGCTTGCAGATATTCTTCCTTAGTACTTTTTCCTACGCTATCGGAATTGGTTTGTTGATAGTCACGCATCTAGCACCTCTACTGGTTATATGCACACCATTGTACGCATATACAGTTAAGTTGTCCACAGGTTATTCATTCTGGTGCGTATCCACACTGTCCACATATCCACAAACTACTAACAGGTTTGTCCACAGGCTTATGCACATACGCAGTCTGTTTCTAGTTTGCAGTCCAACTGTCCATCAATAGGTTTCAATTCTTCTAAAAGTTCTAAGTACTTACCCTAGTATTACTGTATAAACATACATGCTTCTAGAATCGATTTAAACACCCCTAGAATCGATTTTGACCCAAATCAATACCTTGGCCTACCCCAAAGCCAGACCCCCCTTCTAGCCCCCTTTAAAGCCTTCCTAGACCCCTAGTGAACTTTTGTTTCTTTAGGCCTTTGCTTGTAGTACTTTACAGTTCAATTCCCCTAGAAGTGCTTGCAACTAATAAGAATGCACATGGCATGACCGTTTGCCATTGGTTGGTAATACCCCTCAACATTTGAAGGTTATCAAAACATAGTTGTTGACAGTGTTTAAACAATCGCTGAGAATTCAAACTGTGATAGCAATAGTGCTTCACACAACGATAGCAGTAGGAGTTCAAGACCATGTCAACAAGCACCAAAAAGACCATCGATGCCTTGGTTTCCCAAGGCCTGACAAAGGCACAAGTGCTCGAGGTGTTAGCCCTCGAATACTACGTTGACGCATTAGTCTTGCGCTACCTCTCAACCATCTAAGGATTATCAACATGACAATTGACGTTCGCACCATCACCGTGACTTTGTCACCCTATGACGTTATCCAGTGGGCGAAAAAACGCTTAGCAGTGGCACAGCGTGACTTTGCCAAAACCCCCAACT